ATGCAAAACCGTTTGAAGGTGTGCAGGTTAAGATTCCTTATGAAACTGGTATGAATCCTTACTCTGGTTTAGTTGAATTGTTTGAGAAGAAAAACTTATTGGTTAAGCAAGGCAATCGACTCAAGTATGTTGACTTAGCTGGTGTCGAGCATATCGATTATCGTAAGCAATGGAATGGTCCTAAACTTGAAATGATTATGTCAGAGTACAAAGAAAAAACAGCTACTGTGGTAAATACCGGTGAAGTTGTTGAAGATACAGCTGATTTAATCGAAGAAACTTTTGAGGAATAATCTATGGACGAGAGTCAAATTGTAGAAGTGTGGACTTTATTTAAAGAGTACATTGATAAAAAGAATCATGAACTTGCAGCAGAGCGGTTTGTTGATTTGCTAGCTGACTACGGCGTAGCAGATGACACCCTAACTAATACACTAGGTTCTGATGCGGTGCTAGACGGTGCAATTAATTACTTCTTAGATATCGACGAAGAAAATTTTGCTGATGACGATTCATGGGAAGATGAGGATTAATAATGGGCTGGTATTCAATCGTATCGCGTGACATTTCTAAAATTCCTGATGCAGTAGCGCATTATGAAAACGAACTGTTGTCTGCAAAACATGAGGTCAAACTCAAAGGTAATGTAGAACGTGCTGCGGCTGAAATGCCAGGCATTGTTGAACAACGCTTTAATCAACTCCAAGAGATCGAAGCAATCCTCAACTATTTAAATATCGAACTACGTAGATTGCGTAGTTCGTATTTTAAGAAATACCTCGAAAACTATCAACGAGCATTAAGCAGTCGTGACGTTGAAAAATACGTAGACGGTGAGGCAGATGTTGTTGACTACGAAAAGATTATCAACGAGTTTGCACTAATGCGTAACAAATGGTTAGGTTTACTAAAAGGACTCGATCAAAAACAATGGCAGATTACTAATGTTGTAAAACTTAGAGTTGCAGGAATGGAAGATGCCTCTTTATAATATTCTCATAGGATGCGATCAAGCATATTATGACCAATGGGCAGTTCTGTTACTGTCTAGTATACAGCGTCACAATCCTTGGATACAATTACATTGTCATATTGTAAACCCTACAAAAGATAATAAGTTAGATAATGTAGATATAACGTCTGAGCAAGTAAACTTTGTATCTGACGAGTCTAAAATATCATATTTACAGTGTGTAAGATTTTTAGCAGTTGCAGATAAATTTTCTAAAAACGAACGTGTAATCACGCTAGATGCAGACAGTATCTGTACTAGAGAAATGGAAAAAACTGCATTTGAAAAATTATTTAAAAAACAATATGTACTACAACATCATAAAGAAAACAGATGGCTAGCAGGATTTGTTACATTTAATGATAACGGATTTAGACAAGAATATGCATCGCAATTAAATTCGTTACCCTTTAACAAATGGAAATGGGGCAGAGATCAAACTATACTATCTCAATTAGCAGACACATTTAAGTTTAAAAAATTAGATCAGTCTTGGATGGCAATTGGTAAAAACAAAAATTCAAGTGCATTCCTAACTCTTAAGGGTGAACAAAAAACTAAAGATAAGTATTTAAAATGGTATAACAATTATACAACATGAGAAACAAAACTATGATAGATTATAAAGGATGGAGTTTTCCTGATATAGATACACATTTTCAGTCTAGTGTAGATGAGTTTCCTATAACTACTTACCAGCAAGCAACAATAGATAAAGCATATAATTATATTAATAATTTTAATTGTGCAGTTGATATCGGTGCAAATATAGGATTACACTCTGTAAGATTTGCATCTAAATTTAATACTGTTTTTAGTTTTGAACCTGTTACTACAAACTTTGAATGTTTAATAAAAAATACTAGCACATTTAATAACGTAACTTGTTTTAAAAATGGCGTCGGCAATACTTCAAATATTTTAAATATAAAAATTCCTGCCAATAGTGTAAATTGCGGTGCTTATAGTTTTGTAGACTTTGAAGATTTTGATGATATCATTAAAGAAAAAATACAAATTGTAAGGTTAGATGATTTTGATCTCATTCCTAATTTAATAAAAATAGATACACAAGGATTCGAAGAAGAAGTATTACTTGGTGCAGTAAAGACTTTAAAATTGTATAGTCCTGTTATTATAATAGAAATTGAAAATAAGAAACAAAAAAACATCTTAGAAAAGATTTTAGATAATTTAAGCTATAGATTTATAGAAAATCATAGAAGAGATTACATATGGATGAAAAAATAGCAGTTTGATTATTTTTCAATATACTCATTAGTGTATAAACTGCACATATAAATATCTACATGAAAGTAGTTTTAGTCACAGGCGGCTTTGACCCGCTACACGCCGGACATATTGCATATTTTAAAGCAGCTCGACAATTAGGAGATAAACTGGTTGTCGGGGTTAACTCAGATGCATGGCTTACACGAAAAAAAGGTCGTCCCTTTATGCATGGGGGCGATCGTATATCTATCATACAAAATTTAAAAATGGTTGAACATTGTCTATTGTTTGATGACAATGACAATTCATCTAAAGAAGCAATTAAAAATGTAAGGATGATGTATCCAGATGCACACATTGTGTTTGCAAACGGCGGCGATAGAACATCAGAAAATATTCCAGAAATGGACATCCAAGATGAAAATCTTTCGTTTGAATTTGGAGTAGGCGGTACTGACAAAATGAATTCAAGTAGTTGGATACTTGATGAATGGAAAACACAAAAGACAGAACGCGATTGGGGCTACTGGCGTGTGCTAGATGACAAGCCAGAAAAAGGTTACAAAGTAAAAGAACTTGTAATCTATCCCGGTAAAAGTTTAAGCGATCAAAAACATTTTAAACGTTCAGAACAGTGGACAATACTAGAAGGTGTTTGTAAGATGGACACTGAATATAAAAATATAAAACATAGTATATTGTTAACTGCTACTACACAAACTTATGACATAGGTGTTGAAGTATGGCACCAAGCAAGCAATCCCGGAACAGAACCTACTCACATACTTGAAATACAACAAGGAAGCAAATGCGTGGAGGAAGATATTGAACGAAGAAGTTAAACCACTAAAAATCTTTATCGGTTGGGACAGCCGCGAAGACATTGCTTATCAAGCATGTAAACAAAGCATATTAGATCACGCTAGTGTTCCTGTAGAAATTGTCCCACTAAAGCAAAAAGATTTAAAAAAACAAGAGTTGTATTGGAGAGACAAGGATAAACTTGCAAGTACAGAATTTACATTTACTCGCTTTCTTGTTCCTGAACTCACAGAATTTAGTGGGTGGGCATTGTTTATCGATTGTGATTTTATTGCACTAGATGATGTCAAAAACTTATTTGATCAGTCTGATGACAAATATGCAGTAATGTGCGCACAACACGATTATACCCCTAAAGAAGTTACTAAGATGGACGGCAAAGCACAAACAGTATATCCTAGAAAAAATTGGTCAAGTATGATGTTGATTAATTGCAGCCATCCTAGTAATAAAAAATTAACCAAAGATATAATTAACTCTGACACTGTTACAGGTGCATACCTGCATCGATTTAGTTGGCTTACTGATAAAGAAATTGGTAAAATTAGTCACGAATGGAATTGGTTAGTAGGTTGGTACAAAGAACCTAGAGACGGCAAACCTAAATTCTTGCATTATACTGAAGGCGGTCCTTGGTTTGACGAATACTACGATTGCGAATATGCTAGTGAATACTATCGTGCGGAAAGAAAATATCTTAATAATATAATTGATATTCAACGAGAAAATATAGTAAGTCTTAAACGAGAACCTAGAATTATAGAACACCTAACACTAGCAGATCATTTAAAAGAACCTATACAAGCATTAACATATGCGTCAATTGATCCAGAAGGCAAGTATTACGGATATACAGAGGAACAAGCAATGAAAATTATACAAAACAAATTTGCCGAAGGCAAATTGTCTAAAGCCGCAGCAATAGATAGCGAAGGCGGAATTAATTATATCGGTAAAGGTTTAAAATACGACGAGTACTTGCAAGCGTTTATGTTAGGGTGTAATGGCAGACTAAGTGACTGGAACAGTGAAGAAAGTAAACGCAATCCATTAATTATTAGAGGTCTAGGCGGTGGTAGTCGCAAAGCCATACAACATTGCTGGGAAACTGACAGAAACTTCTATGCAATTGATACAGGGTACTTCGGTAATGCAGGCAGCAAGACAAAAATTTGGCATAGGGTAACAAAAAATGCACTACAACAAACTGGACCTATTGTTGAACGAGACGATGCTAGATTACCTAAATTTAAATATAGGAAGTTTAAACACGGTTCTAAAATACTACTAGTTCCGCCTAGTGACAAAGTGATGAGATTGTTTGGGCAACCTGATCCGGAAATTTGGGTAGAAAACGTAAAACAAGAATTAAGAAAACATACGGATCGCCCTATTGAAATAAGACTAAAACCCAATAGAAGTGAACGCATCTCAACTAAGCCGTTAGAAGCAGCATTAGATGATAATGTACATTGTTTAGTAACATATAATAGTATTGCTGCATTAGAATCACTAGTGTACGGTGTTCCTGCAATTGCATTAGGGCCTAACTGTGCAACATCATTGTGTAATACAGAGCTATCAGAAGTTAACAATCTTAATCGTCCTACAGAAGATGAGATGTATACACTAATGAAACACCTCAGCTATTGTCAGTTTACTCGTGACGAAATGATGAATGGATATGCTTGGAGCATAGTTAATGAAGGTAGTTAGTTATTATAATGTTGTTCCTAGGGTAAACAAAAGTCAAGAAAAATTTGACATACTTACAAAGTTTATTCAAGGAGTAAATGCTGCTGGCGATACTGGTATATTATATACTGGTAATGATGTTGTTGACGCCGATGTAGGTGTAATACAAGGTTGGCAGCATCAACAAGGTAAAGCTGGGACACATTTACAATTAAGACAAAAAGTTATAGATACACAAATTAGATCTAACAAGCGTGTATGTGTTGCTGATGCAAACTTATTTTTGTATGCAAATAAGACTAATCAGCCTCATCATTATTTACGATATAGTTACAACGGTGTGTTTCCTAATACTGGCGTATACTTTGACGACACTCCCGATCCTCGTAGATGGCAACAGATTAGCCGTGATACTGGAATTACTTTAGAGCCTCAAAGAACAAAAGGTAAAAATATTGTTATATGTTTGCAGCGTCATGGCGGTTGGAGTATGGGTAGAATCTCAGTAGTAGACTGGACAGTAAAAACTATTCAAGATCTAAAACAACATACAGATAGAATTATTGTATTACGTCCGCACCCCAAAGATAATAAAGCAATAAAAACTTATCTTCCACAACTGCAACAAATATTTAAAAACGATCCGCAAGTAAAGATATCAAATCAAAATACTCCGTTAGAAGTAGATTTAAATAAAGCATGGGCAGTAGTTAATCACAACAGTAGTGCTATAGTAGGACCTGTTATACAAGGTTACCATGCATTTATTACAGACCCGGAAAAAAGTCAATGTGCAGATGTATCGCATGTAGGATTTGAAAATATAGAATCTCCGCAAGAGTTTGATAGACAAAAGTGGTTAGAAAGAATTAGTATGTTTCACTGGAAGTTTAGTGAACTTGAAGACGGCACTGCGTGGCGTCACATGAGAGAATATGTATGATAAAAATGTACGGCTGGTGGGGTCCTAGTAAACCTTATTTTGACTGGGGCAATGGTTTAGAACGTCACGGTGATGTCTTTACTATGCTAAACGGAGATCTTGACCCTAGTCTTGTAGCAAATGCTGATTGCTTCTATCAAACAAATATGATAAAGCCTAAATTCTTTGATGCTAAAAATAAAACAATTCGCGGTGACAAATATCTTTACATGAAAGAGTCAGGCAAACCTACTATAGTATCGGAAACTACTCCGTTCAGGCAGTATGGCGGATATATGAGATTTGGCTGGCATAGTTACGGATGGACTGATGCTAACTGTAACAACGATAATGTAGGTCCAGAACGATGGAACAAGTTTGAAAAAAGAACTGGAATAACATTTAAAGATTGGCACAGTCCAGGAGACTATGTACTATTAATGGGGCAAAAAGAAGGCGACAGTGCTTTAATAAATCTTTTTAATCAAGGTAAGAATTTCCATCAATGGGTACTAGAAACTATTATTAAAATACGCAAACACACAGACAGACCTATTGTATTTAGGCCTCATCCAAGAACTGCAATTAGGGGTGTTAAATTATTAGAAAGACTTATTGAAAAGGAAAATCTTTCTAATGTTAGAATCACACAAAATTTAACAATAGGCGGAAATCAAGGCGGCGAAGGATTAAATAATGATCTCAATAATGCTTACTGTGTAGTAACTTACAATAGTCTTAGTGGTGTAGAATCTGTTATTAACGGCATACCTGTATTTGCACTAGATGATGCGAGTATGGTTTATCCTGTTGCATACAAAGATTTAAGTAAAATTGAAAATTTAAACTACAATATAGACTTGCAAGATTGGAAGAACAAGATTGCTTATACTATGTGGAACAAACATGAAGTTAGCTCAGGTGAGTGCTGGGGACATTTAAAGGAGGTATATTTTAAATGAAAATTGAATTCGGATGTGGAGAAAAGCCTACTAAAGAAGGATTTAAGACTTGTGATATAAGAGATTTGCCTGGCATTGATTTTGTTTGTCCATCTTGGGAAATAGATAAGCACGTTGAAAAAAGTTCAGTGGACGAAATCTTTAGCAGACATTTCTTTAAACATTTAACATTTATGCAAGGCGAAAAACAATTAGAAGTATGGCATGATATTTTAAAACCTAATGGGGTTTGCGAAATGATGTTACCTAACATGACGTATCATATTCAACAATGGATTAATAGATCTAACGAAAGAGAAATTAGTCATGCAATAGCAGGATTCTGGGGATGGCAAAGAGGAACATTTGACGAAGTATGGGATGTTCATAAGAGTGGTTATGACAAAGAGTTGTTAACTAAACTAGTAGAAAAGCAAGGGTTTGTAAATATACAAAGTCTTGCTAAACCTAAATCAAAACATTTACATTTAAGATTTTATAAAAAATAATCCGTTTGTTTTCACAAACTGTTTCTTAATCTGATTAGCAAATTTCCCTTCAGTATTCATAGTTGATACTTCTCTAATCTTGTTAGTATATTCAGGACTATGATTAAATCCGTAATCTTTAAATATATCAATCCAATATTCTGCTGGCTTTAAGTTTACATGATGGTGTCCTGGTTTTTCGCTGTATATCATAACTACATACTTTGATCTTTGAAAATCTTTTATATAATTAGGAATATATTTCTCTTCTACATGTTCAACAAATTCGCAACTCCAAGACATGTCGAACTTTTGATCAAATACTGTAGGTCCTGATGTATAATCATGTATAATAAAATTATTTCCTTTTCTAGGTACTGTAAAGTCTCCGTCGATGCCCACTGACTCTAATCCCATTTCTTCTGCTAGGTTTACCATGCCTCCTGGGCCACAACCTATATCTATAAAAGATTTAAGATTAAATTCTTTGATCATAAAGTTAAGAACACCTTCGTCTAAATGAGTCCTATTTTTATGTCCGCCTAAATGATTTGATAATAAATTCATTTCCAGTACTCCTCGGTTCTATTAACCATTATATCAGACTTCTTGCTCTTGCCTTGATCCTTGCGTCCACCCTTCATGTGATCTATCCATTTACCTAGTGGACCGTTAATTAACGGATGTCCGCCGCCGCCTGTTATTGCTTCTTTAAGATACATGTCTGCACTATAATCGTGTGATGGAAATTCTCTATACTTTTGTAGTAGCACACCAAATACATAACTGTCATGCCATTCTTCTAGTGTAAAGATTCCAGTTTCGGCTTCTTCATACATACGTTCAAAATCTTTTAGAAAACTATGACACACAGGATGATTTAAATTCATACCATAGAATCCGCACTCGGGCCATGTCTGGCTTCCTTTGCCTCTACCAACATATGTAATATAAGCGTTCTCAGGAAGCAATTCTTTGAACTGTTCATAACTCCAATCGCTATGTACAAACGTATCCGCATCCATCCATACACACCAGCCTTTACTGCGTTCACAGGCGTCATACACAGCGTATGTCTTATTAGCAAATCTTACTGCATCCCATTTAAACTCTTTACTCCAATCGCGACGTGTGTGACGCTGTGGCTCCTTACTAACATCGCCGTTGGCTTTAGGAACATCTTTCCATCGTTCCTTAAATGAATTTAGTTTAGGTAATACTTGCTTTGCATCTAGTATTTCTATTCTACTTGGATCAGGATTAACTGGCTTACAATCTTCTGCATACACTAATAGTTTAATTCGTTTATCGACTTTTGCAGCAAAACTATCTAAAAATCTTTGGCCATACTTTGTTAATCCTGCTAGATGAAATGTTGTAACCACTGTTATTACTGACATGATGTTCCTCTGTTAAATATGTTATATGGTATTTAACAGATGAAATTTAGTTTATGGACACAATATGGCGCACTTAATAGCAAGCCAGTGTTTGATGCATTTGCACATAGTTGTATAAAAGCAGGACATAGTGTTGTATACAATGATTATAATGCCGATGTTAATGTTATTTGGAGTGTCTTGTTTAATGGACGTATGGCACAAAACAAACACATATGGGAACAAAAGAAACCTACTATAGTACTAGAAGTAGGCGGCATACAACGAGGAACAACTTGGAAGGTAGGACTAAATGGAATCAACAGAGATGCTTACTTTGGTGAGCAAAACAATGATAGGTCTCGGGCTGATCACTTGGGATTGGTTTGTAAACCTTGGCGATCCAACGGCGATTTTATTCTAATATGTGGACAACACGATAAGAGTCTACAGTGGCAACACATGCCTCGAATGAGTAACTGGTTATTAGACACTGTAAAAACAATACAAAAACATACTGATAGACCTATCGTATTTCGCCCACATCCTCGATGTCCATTACCGGATATTGAGAAAGAATTTAAAAACGTATATCGGCAAGTTCCAAACAAACTAGCAGGAACGTATGACGACTTTGATATGAAGTTTGATAATATACACACTACTGTAAGCTACTCTAGTAACCCGGGTGTGCATAGTATCATTAACGGTGTTCCAGCGTTTGTAGGCACCAGCTCGTTAGCGTATGAGGTTGGCAACAACATAGACTTCCTACACAATATAGATACTCCGCTCATGCCTGATCGAACACAGTGGCTTAACGACTACGCACACACTGAATATACCGTGGAAGAAATTTCACAAGGCATTCCACTTAACCACTTGACAGATAAGCTGTAATACGTTATACTACTAGTATGACTGAGAAAACAATTGAATCATATCTTGAATTATTAACTGGGTTTGACGGTAATGAAACCTTCACAATCCAGCCTAGTGATTTTACCATACTCAATAGTATTGCACGACAAGTGCATAAAGGAGTCGGGTTAACTGATAGACAGTATGAAGTAGTAAAAGAAAAACTACTATCCTATGCTGATCAATTTACAGCATTAGAATATCCAATACACGAAGCAATCAAAAATACTCGTATACCTATTAGGCATATCGATAGGGCTCGATGGATTCGCACAGCCTTAATTAAAGATCAATTATATATCGGTGTTCGATTTACATTCAATAAAAAATTAATATCAGCGATAGAAGTTCTTTCTAACATAGAAGAAAGAGGACTATATAACACCGTTGAAAAAATACATTATTTTATTTTTACCGAAATTAATCTACATAAAGTAATAAATGAATTAAAAGATAAAAGTTTTGAAATAGAGTTAGAACTACAAGAAAGATACAATTTATTGGAAATGATGCATAACAACAAAAACAATTATATTCCCGGTATATACGGACTTAAATTACAAAACTTACACACTAAAGCAATAGATTATATGATATCGTCTGTCGGAAATCCTGATGTTGATAATCTAGCACTGTATAAAGATAGAAGCCAACTATTTGGTATTAAACATTTTGACGAAGGTGATTTAAATAGCAGCATTAATAAACTAACAACACTTAGTCAAAAAATTGTAAAAAGAACACGCCCGCTTATATTAGTTAACAATACTGAACATACATTTGATAGAGTAGCAGAGTCTCTACTAGAACTTAATAGATATCCTTTATTGGTTTGTTTGAATGACGGCAATGATTTTAGTAGTTTACAAACAGTGCATTATAGTTTTAGAAATATTTTTGGCAACAATGACTTCTGTACACTCTACAGAAAAGAAAATGATGTTGCAGAAAATATTGAATTTAATCAATATATTAAAGACAATAATCTGAACAATCCTCTTGCAATTAATTCTAAAATAGTGTATACTAATATTAATAAGATGTCAAAGACATTACTAAAATCTAGTTGGCGTCCTCAGGCAGCTATACTAATGGGGAGTATTCGTTCTACTAAGATGGATACATATTTACAAGAATTAGATTTAGTTATTCATTATGACACTGATATTAGTCCGTTTAAAAAATACAGTACACCACAAGTAATAGAGAAAATTTAATGGCAAGTTGCAGATTAATTATTGAAGACGAAGTCAATATTAAGCTAGAAGGCTTAGAGGTAGACGTTCGACGTAAAATTGCAAACGCATTAAAGTTTGAAGTGCCATATGCAAAGCACATGCCTCAGTATAAACTAGGACGATGGGACGGTAAAGTTGCTTTCTTTGGTATTGGCGGCTCAGGCTATGTTAATCACCTTGATGTTGTTTGTGATATTTTACAAAAAAATAATGTCGAAATTGTAGACATCCAAGACAATAGGCATCCTATTACTTTAAACTTTACTCCAGTAACAGAAAGCTACTGGGCTGATCAAGATGTGCGTTGGCCTAAAGGACACCCAGCAGAAGGTGAGCTTATTATGTTGCGTGATTATCAAGTAGAAGCAATTAATAATTTCCTTGCTAATCCACAGAGTCTGCAACAGATTGCAACTGGAGCAGGTAAATGTCGAACTTATGATTCTACAATGGATATAGATGTAGGTAATTCTGAGTTTGCTGAATATTTGCTAAATAATAGTAAGAAATAGCAACTGGAGCAATTCTATGAACGTAGCAACTTTTTGTAAAACATATCAGCGAAAAATGTGGAAGTCGATGATTACTAGGAAAAAATTAGATTTCACTTTATTGGATGTAATAACGTTGAATAATGAGCAACTTTATTACATACCGTATAATGGATATCATAAATTTACAGTAAGTACTTCACAATGCTTAAAGTGTAATGCAGCGCTAGTTATCGGATTTAGAAAAGATGAGTTTATAGTATCAACATGCAAATGTTCAGCAGATAACAAGAATTATGCTACTTTAGAAAAGTTATCAACTGTATTTCCTGTAAGTGAAGCAAATGACGTATTATCATCATTTGCAGAGCGAAAAACACGGAATTTACAAAATGTACTAACTCATTGGACATCGCGCGGACATACTCACGAGGACGCAGTACAATTAGTGTCAGACGTACAAGCGAGTCGATCGTCACTGTCACCTGCTGCACAGAAAGGTGCACGGGGGTATTCGATGAGAACCCCCGAATACTGGATTAAGCAAGGGTATTCTAAATCAGACGCTGTGCAGAAAGTAAGTAATCTTCAAGTTACAAACGGCTTAGAGTTTTATGTTAACAGATATGGCACTGATGAAGGCAAAGTACAGTACGATAAGCGAATGACAGAATGGTTAACATCATACACTCGTGCTATGGAACTAGATCCTACAATTAATGAAAGAAAAATGGTCGGGTTTTGCAAAGCATCAAAAGAGTCGTTAACCGTGTTAATGCCAGTCTATGAAAAGTATAACGATAAAATTCGTATATACTTAGGCATTGACGGAAATACTGAATATTTTTTGCGCGACGACGATAGTATACGATTTTATGATTTTACGATACCCGAGCTTAAAATAATTGTTGAGTTTAATGGATCTAAGTTCCATGCTAATGCAGAGTTATTATCTGAGCAACAACTGCTAGAATGGAAGAGCTTATTTTCAAATGAATCAGCAGACTTGGTTATTGCAAAGGATACTGTAAAGCGAAAAATAGCAGAATGTCACGGATACACATTGTTAACAATTTGGGATACTGACGACGTTGACCAAGCAATTACTAAAATTACAAATTTAATAGAAGAAAAACTTAATGAAATTTAACATACCAATAGGGGAACTAGCAGAGTCGATTGCGGAGTACAAAGGAGTACTATTAAACGATAACTGCGAAATTAATATTAAAGATCTTGATTGTAAAGTTAATACACCATCAGGAACTGCTACTATTAATATTATAATTAA